AGTCGGAGAAGAACCAGCAACAGGGATTCAAATTCCGTGGGATTGACAACGTTATGAACGAACTTCATGAATTATTCTCAAAAAATGAGGTGTTCATACTACAGGAAGTGCAGAACTTCACAACGGAGAACAGAATAACGAAATCCGGCGGTACGAACACATTTACAAGGGCTACGATAAAGTTTAGGTATATGACCACTGATGGCAGCTTTGTGGAAACTGTAAATGTGGGTGAAGCAATGGACGCAGGCGATAAAGGAATGAATAAAGCAATGAGCATAGCGTTGAAATATTCTTTGCTTCAATTGTTCCTAATTCCTACAGAAGAGCAAAAGGACCCTGATAGTACGACACCTGAGGAAACGGATTTCCTTGCGATGGCATTGCAGGAAGTAAGATCAAGCCTGTCAATCGAGACATTACAGGTAGTATGGGGAAATTATAAGGAATTACAGAGTGACAAACGTTTTGTTGAAGCGGTGACAAGAAGGAAAGGAGAACTGAAATGAAACTAATCAAATCACAAGTCATTTTCAATCCCGATGAACATACTTATATGCTAGGGGATAAGGAACTAAGCGGTATTACTTCCGTGATAAGCAGACAGCTTTTTCCTGATAAATACCGTGATGTTCCCGAAGACGTGTTAAGAAAAGCGGCTGAAAGAGGTACTATGATCCACAGTATATGCGAACTTGTCGATGATATGGGTATAACTCATGACAGCGATGAAGCACAAGGATATAAGGAACTGAAAGACGATTGGGGATTGAGATACGAATGTTCCGAATATCTAGTATCAGATAATGAGCACTATGCAAGCTGTATCGACAAAGTTTATCGCGAAAATGAAACTGATTTTACTTTGGGCGATATAAAGACCACTTACGTGCTTGACAAGGAATCTGTAAGATGGCAGTTGAGTATATATGCATACTTTTTTGAGTTGCAGAATCCGGGATGCAATGCGGTAAGGCTTATAGGTATATGGTTGAGAGGTAAAAACCATGAGATAGTAGAAGTCGAGAGAATACCATCTGAAGTTGTAATGAATCTGTTGAAATGTGATTCGGAAGGCAGGCAGTTTGTAAATCCCTATTCCATATCTCCTGTTACTCTTCCTGACGAGTACCGAAAGATGGAGAGGACAATACAGGAAATTGTGTCACAGGCAAAATACTGGTCCGATAAAAAGAAAGAAATAACTGATGGCGTAATGATGGCTATGGTAGAAGCCGGTGAATATAGTTGGAAAGGTGATATCATATCATTTACTCGCAAAAAGGACACTATCAGAAAGGATTTCGACAAGAAGGCGTTTGAGAAAGATTATCCTGATTTGTATAAGAAATATTTAAAAGAGATTCCAGTAGTTGGAAGTGTAACATTAAAAACAATAGAATAACATGCACAACAGAATATCATTAATAGGAAATGTTGGGAACCAGCCGGAGATAAGAACGAAAGGCGATTCAAAAGTGGCTTCAATATCTTTGGGTGTAACCGAAAAAGGATACACAACGAAAGACGGTAAGAAGATAGAAGACAGAACAACTTGGTTTCGTATCGGTCTTTGGAGAGGTCTTGCGGAGATTGTAGAAAAGTACGTCAACAAGGGCGATAAACTCTTTGTGGAAGGAAAGATGCTTTCCCGTGAGTACGAGAAAGACGGGGTTAAATATACGGCTTGGGAAGTCACGGCAACGGAGATTGAGTTGCTTACACCAAAGAAGGACGGAAACGGTCAAGATACTAAATCAGCCCCTTCAACAACGCAGCAAGCGGCTAAAGAATCAGACGACTTGCCATTTTAACCTATGCGTTACGATCCTAAATTACCTCTTGACGTTCAAAAGGCAACCGTCCGTTTCAACAAGCTGATAAATGGGCAGAGACCTTTTGAACTTACAGAGGTCAAGGAAAGAAACCTGTCCGAAGAGCAAATGAGAACCATAAGGCAAAACAACACAGTTCACTTGTGGTTCTCTGTTTTTGCGAAAGAGATAGGCTGTACGTTTGACGAGTGCAAGCGTGATGTGAAAAGGAAACTTCTTGGACGTAAGCCTGTAATCAATGTTGTTACTGGTGAAACGGATTGGGAGGACTACAAGACAAGCGAAATGTCTGTTACCGAACTATCCTCATTTATGGATAAATTCAAAATGTGGGCACAGGCAGATTTCGGATGTTACCTACCATACTACGGCGATGTAGGTTATGAGGAAATGATGAGAGAATATAGAAACAGATAGATATGAGATTAAAATGTGATATAAGTAAGTGTTCTGCAAATTGTTGTTGCAATGTCCCAATTCCTAAAGGTTACTTCACAGCTTTAAAGAATCGAATCGTCAGACCTATAATCAGGTTTGAGGATGCAGGTAACAATCCCGAATTGGGGGGAAACAATGTGGTAGCTATCACAAATGAGGACATTGCAGAAAACAGATGCCCGTTCCAGCGTTACGATTACAAGTGTAACATATACGACCGCAGACCGAAGATATGCCGCATCTTCGGAGAGGGTAAGCACAAGTATTTGCAATGCGGATTTTTGGGGCAGAAGGCACCAAATTTCAATGAAATTCTTACCGATGTTAATTCGGTTATGGATATACTTAAACTTATAGACAAATGAAACTTACTTTGACAAAACAAGAAGTGCTTCTCATCCAGAAGTTGCTCAACACTTACAAAAACGAGTTGCCCGATGACGGAACAGAGAAGCATGGACGTTTTGTCGGGAAGCTCTGCAAGAAAATCAAAAGACAAGTTATTAATCAATTAAAGCAATAAAATTATGGAATCTAATATTTCACGCGATCATATTGCGCTTGAAGCAATGAAGTGCATAATGATGACAGCAAAACGCAGAAGAACTTTATGGAATAGAGTTGTAACATTGTTTTTCCCATCCAAAGAAGTTAGTATTATAAACTACAACTCTGAAAAACAGGCTAAAGCAGCTTATCAGATAGCTGATGCAATGATTAAGGAACGTAATAAGAGAAAGGAGGAATGATTTATGTCAGAAAAAGGGAACAACTTTAACAAGAAAGTTCAGATGCATCTTGCTTGTTCTGGAGATTATCATATCAAACCTGAAATGTGTTGTATCTATTTCAAAAACGGATTTGCATACGCAAGTGACGGGTATATTTTGGCAAAAAACAGAATTTCAGAAATATCGGGGTTGAAGGAACCTGAGATAACCGCACTTGACGGAAAATTTCTTCACGCTGACTTCTACAAAGATATGCTGAAATACGATAATATTATGATTGCCGAAGATGGCATAGAATGCAGCAAGGATAATGATAAAGTATTCTTTTACTTTTCCACATTTGATAAATATCCTGATGCGGAAAAAGTCTTGCAGGGTGCTTTGAATACGCAGACTACTCCGCTTCCACAAGTGAAGTTTGACATGAAGATTATGCAACGGTTGAATAAAGCTCTTTTTGAAAGCGACAAGTGTGTCGCTACATTTAAGGGTACTAATAAACCTATTGTTTTTGATAGTATGATGGAGGGTGTAAGTAGTGTTGGGTTGCTTATGCCATGTTATAGTGAAGATACGGAGGAATAATATGGAAGAGTTTATTTCAGATTGGTTCATACCGATGGATTTCGGTAATGATATGCCGGAGGAAGAGTCGGACGGTGAGGATAATTTTAATTTTGATTGACATGGAAAAGAAATTTGAACTTACAGACAAGTTTGTATTCAATACTTTTGGAATTAAATTATTCCAAATTAAGTGTACAAAGTCTTTCAAATATGCCAAGGAAGGTGATTTGGGAGGATATGTTGAGAAAGATGAGAACTTAGACCAAGAAAGCGATGCTTGGGTGTCCGGCAATGCTTGGGTGTACGGCAATGCTCAGGTGTCCGGCAATGCTTGGGTGTCCGGCAATGCTCGGGTGTACGGCAATGCTCGGGTGTCCGGCAATGCTCGGGTGTACGGCAATGCTCGGGTGTCCGGCGATGCTTGGGTGTCCGGCAATGCTGATATAGAAAATGATAACAATCATTGCGGATTTGATTGTTTCGGTTCATGCAACCGTCACACTCACGCATATTTGACAAAAGATAATAAAGTCGAAATAACTTGTGGGTGTTTTCGTGGCAGCATTGAAGAGTTTGAAAAGAAGGTGGAGGGAACACATTCGGGAACAATCTACGAGAAACAGTATAAAGCCATCATCAATGTTATTAAAATTAAATTTGGGTTGACTGATTTGATATAGATTAAGTGCATTTGTTTACATGCCTTCCCGGTCTGTGAAGATAGGGCGGGCAAACATGGTGGTATGGCGGAATTAGAAGACGCTATTAAGCAGTAGATTGATGCTCTAAGCTGAGGATTATAGGAAATGATAATCGGGAAAGGTTGGCGAAAAGGAGACCAGCATATCAGGTAAACGAAGCATTCGATGGTTATTAATCAATCGGTGACGGATACCAAAACCTACAACAGCGAGCCTTATTCATAGTAGGCGATAAAAGATGTAAATGAGCAGCATAACATTTATGAGGTGCAAGTCCTGCTACCACCTCATAAATGTGAGCCACACATAAATGGCAAGAGTTAGTAAATAATGGTTGTGCCCCGGAGAATACGCTTCGGGGCTTTTAATTGAGAAAATTATGAATGCAATATTAACCGGTAAGATTTGCCCTTATTGCGGGAAGCCTACCGAATACGTGGATAGTTCTATAATCTACAGACGTTCTTACGGAATGATTTATCTCTGTCGTGATTGCAAGGCTTATGTAGGCGTACATAAAGGTACAGACCAAGCATTGGGGCGTTTGGCAAATGCGGAACTAAGGGAAGCAAAGAAAGAAGCGCATTTCTACTTTGACCAAATAGCTAAGACTAATCTTATCAATAAAATTTGGAAGAA